GTCTACTTCCGGGTCTAATTCCTTAAATAAATCAACCACTTCCTTAATAGCTTCAGTCTCTGTAATCTTCTTCTCCAAGGTAATACCCTTGGTCTTGGCTTCCAGCTCAAGGTCTTCAAGTCTTTTAGTTGTTTGTTCAAAGCTCTGCTCTAACTGTTGTTTTTGCATACCAGCTAAATCTTCACGCATTAAATTAACTTGAGCTGAAGACTGTGCATCTAATAAATCAGAATATTGCTTGTTTAATGCTGTTGCCTGTTCTGTTTGGACTGCTTCGGTTGTTGGCTTTGTTTTTTTAGAAATAACTACATTAACTTTTAAATCTTTAATTCCTATTTCATTTGCTGACAATAAACGATGTAACCCATCACTAAGAAACCAACCTTTATCTGTTTTTACTATTTCTATAGGTTCTTTTATACCTTCTTTTTCTATTTCCTTAGTAAATTGTCTCCATGCTGCTCCCTTATTAGGCTCTTCGGTAGTCGGCTTTGGAATTTCTTCTACTTGTCTATTAACATTTTTCATTACCCAATCAGTTGATAATGTTTGAATCCCAGCTTTTGTAGGGGCTTCTACTGGGACTTCAGGTTTTACTTCAGGCGTTATTTCAGGCGATACGGGGGTAACCTCGACTGGAGTTACAGGTTCCTTGGGTACTTCTACAGGCTCGATTTTCGGCTCTTTTACGATTTCTGTGGGTTTTACGGGTTCTACGGGTTTTTCTGGCTTAACTTTAATTGGGACTGGTTTGACAGGTTTTTCTGGCTTTACAATAGGTTCTGTTTTTACATCTACTCCTCTTGCTTTCATTGCCGTTTCAAGCTCTACTGGTATTTCCTTGCCATGCATCAATTTCTGCGCCCATTCCATCTGTCTCCTGATAACCTGCTGTGCGCCTTCGAGTGTATTTGGTGCTTTAATAGGCTTTGCTACATTAGTAGCTGGGTCAATATCAATCATATTCTTAGCAGCATCTCTCGCCCATTTTATCTGCTTGTCATATATTACAGCTTTTTGTTTTCCACTTAGACTATCAAACCATTCTTTATTAAATGCTGTTTTATTTTTACCTTTCGGGTCATAGACGACTATAGCAGTTTCTTTTGTCCCTTTTTTGGCAGGCAAGAAACGAGTATAAGTTCCTGCTGCGTGCATGGCAGCCATCATTAAAAATGACTGACCTAACTGCGCCCAATTTAATTCACCGCCTACAGCAGTCAATCCTTCTAATGCTGTCATCTCAGGATTATCTCCCAATACCCGTACCCAATCTTCAGTGAACTGAGTTGCTGTAATTCCCGTTGTCATAACACCAGTCTGAAGTAGGTATTTACTAAATGCAGCTAAAGTATTTGGAGTCCTTATAACTTCACCGCCAATTCTCCCCATCCAAGGGAAAGCAGCACCTAACATAGTATCTAAACCAGTTCCTACAACCCATCTTGTTGGTGTCATTTCTTCATATTGTTCTGGGTCACCAAGTCTTTCTAATCCACCCTTAGTTCCAAACGATAAACCACCGATAAGTGCTGGTGTTGCTTTTGATAAATATTTACCCCATCCAAGTTCGGCAATGGCTATAAGTTGAAATAAATCACCAGACGTTTCACCTATACCACTAAATATCCTTGATGTTTTTCCCATTGGAGTATCTTCGCTAAATGCTATCTCTTGAGTTCTTTGTTCTAATAACTCCGTTAATGCTGGCTTATCCATAATGTCGCCAGTGAAAGGAACTAAATCAGTTATTAATTTGGTACTTTTAAGACCAGCGTGCTTCATAACCTGCCATAAAGGAGTTTTACCAACAAGAGGTACATCAACTAATAATGGGTCTTCTTCTAATATTTTTTCTAAATTATGTTTTTCTGTAATTTTAGAAAGCTCATTACTATGAAACACATCTAATGCTGTAAATTGGTCAGTCAAGGAACGAATACCTTGTTGTTCAGGTTCAGCCGCTGGCTGTTCCTGTTGCATCATTTGTTCTCTTATTTCAGGTCTTATAGCAAGCGATGGGGGGGCAGTGGCTCTTAGAATCGCTGTTTCTTCTGTGATGGCACTGGTGCGAAAATAATTGTTGATATTATCTTCGATTTTCTTATTCAAATTATCAAGCTCTTTATCTTGATAAACTATATTAGATTGGAATGTCTGTGTTTCTACAGTGGGCTTTTGTTTTTCAACAAGTGGGTCTGCTTCCCAAGGGTTTGTCCCTTCTTCACCGATTAATGGGTCTGCTTCCCAAGGATTAGTTGATAAAGGTTCTTCGCTGGTAACTAAAGGGTCGTCTTCCCATCCCATTATTGCTTAGTCCTTTGTTTACCATTTGGGTCTATATAGGTCGCCCCCTTAGGTAAATTGTTATAATCTGCCGCTGAACTGACTGTTGGTATTTCTGGTGCTTGTTGTGTCTCGGCTTGTTGAGGCTGTTCCTGATTAGCAGACATTAACCCCCTTGGGTCTGGGTCTGCCAACCCTGATATGTGGTTTTTTGCTTTTAAATATTTTCTCCTAAGTTCTTCAGCAAACATTCTTCTAAGCGAAGGCATATCCACCTCCAAATATGGTATTGAAACAAATGCGTCATTGACTCCTATGTAATAGCCTTTTTTACCTCTTATAAAATCCTTTGGAACTAATTTGGCTATGATATTAATATTTTCATTGATAAGCTGTTCGTTTCCAGTTCCACGGGTCTCTGGACTTTCTGTTAGTTTGCCGTCTACAAAAGTCCTACCTAAATCTCTATTCATCTCTTCTTTTACTACATTGATGGCATTGCTTAATACTTTGTTATCTTCATCTGATATAGCTGGTTTTTTCGTTGTTTTTTCTGTACGCACCCCATCTTTTACAACTATTTCTTTTTCTTCCTTTTGTCCTATTATTTTACTTTGTGTTTTAGTTTCTGGGTCTGTAAAATATAACAGTCGCCCATATTTATCTTGTTTATATAAAGGATTTATAGCATTATCAATAGAGTTGAATACCGTCCTCATATCATTATTATAATTTCTTAACATCGTTACATTCTTTGCTTCATTCTCTGTAATTTTACCGAGCTGTACATCCCTTGCATTCTCTTTTGATAACACTGCAGTAATTCGTGTATCATATCTTCGTTGCTCTGCTTCACCAAAACCTATCTTATTTTTATTAGCTTCATACCATTGTGATAATTGAGCAGAACTAACTGTTGGTCTTCCTTTAGAATCTTTATTATAATATATATTATCTAAACTTCTTGAGACAGGAGACAAATCTTTCTTTGATATTGCAATAGCTTGATTCCATGTCATGTTTCCAGCTTCAATCTCAGATTCATATTCTTCTAATCTCGCATCTCCTGAATTTATCAGCACTTCATTTTTTTGTTTTAGTCTATGGTAATTTGCTTGAAAATCTCTTAATTGCGCTGGACTCATGCTCATAAAATTTTCATACACAGTGGGCTGTTGTGTTTGCTGTTGTGGTTGTTGCTGGGATTGTCCAGCCAAAGCCCTTTTCTCTGCTAATAATTGGTCAGTTTTATTTATCATATCTGCCGACATGGTAGGTAGACCTGATTGTTGTTCTTGTTGTCCGTTAGCCATTGTAAACCTTATAAGGATGCTAAATTATTATTGATGAATAATTCTTCATATCTCTTTATTCTCTCTTCAGGAGACTTACCCCTCATCTCTGGTTCTTCTGCATATAATTGATTATTAGCTGCCGCAGTTAATCCTTTTCCTTGCTTATAATTTATAACATCTGATGTTTCTATTTTATTTCCATCTTTGTCAATTTTACCCGAAAGGTAATCTTTCCATTCCTGACTTTTTATATGTTCTTCATACTCTGGTGTTCCTTTCTCGATTCTTTGCCCCTTGTATTTACCAAAAGTAGGCTTCATACTAACTTTGCTTTCGTCACCTTTTTTAGTAGTTTTTTCTTTAATGTCTTTCAAAATGTTTTGCTCTGGGGCAGGGTCAAAACCTATATCGCTTTCTGGCACGCTACCTACAGTTTGAGAACCAAACCCAACTTGCTGCATTGCTTGGTTCACTAATACTGGGTCTGCTCCGCTACCGACTTGGCTAAGATACATTGATTGCATTCTTTGTGCATTAGAAATAATATCAGCATCACTAATTCCAGAAGCCCGTAATTGCCTAATTTTGTCTGCGCTACCATATACGCCTTCAGCTAATTTCAAACCAGATATTTGTTGTTTTGATGCTCCAGAATATTGAGCATATTCAGCAGGGGACATACTACCTAACTCAGCCTTCTGAATACCAAGCTCTGGTGCGCCTTCTATGACTCCACCTTTTGCCATACCCTTGAATTGGCTGTAAGTAGTTCCTGCTGGAACGCTTCCATCCATTACTGCTTGCCTGAACCCAGCGATATTCTCACCATATTGAGATATACCAGCAGACGCTAAAGATGCAGCACCTCCAATCACATCTGATGCTAACTGACGTTTCCACTGAGACTCAGCCGTTTTAAACGCTTGGTCTGCCCGTGCTTCTTCTGCTCCTATTTGTGCCGTTATACCAGCCGCCTGTTGACCTATCCGTGCAGTCTCAGCAGTCTGTGCAGCCACCGCTTTATCAGTAGCCGTCGCAAGTGCTTCTTGGGTCTGTTGACCGGCAGATAATCTCATTTGAGCTTCTATGCCACTTCCACCAAGACCCGATTTTGCGACATCGTAACCAACCTGTCGCTGCATTTGTCGTCCTTGTTTCCCTGCTACTCTTAACGCTGGCTGCATAGCCTGATGCATTACTTCTCTATCAGAAGAGCGACCACGAATGTAACTCAAATATTTCTTCATATAATCGGTCTGGGGAGCATAATCTTCTTGTCGTGGTTTCGAAAGTGCAGTCCCTGCTACCTTTGCTGCTGCTGGTAATGCTGCTGCTAATAATTGCCAAGCCATTATACTATTACCTCTGATTCTATATCTAATTCATACATGATTGATGAAATAGTGTCTGCGTTATTGATTTGGAAAGTTACTGATTTTCCCCTATTACTACCTAATGGAACACCTCTCCATTCATTTGAGTCCGCTGAAACCGTGTGTGTCTTCTCTGCACCGACTAAATTCTCTATGATAGATTCAAATTCTTTACTGTCTCCAGTATAATCAGCCTTGATTCTTTTTAGAGTTCCTTTTTCGAAGAACATACTTTTTGTTTTAATGTTTGAATCATCTGTTGTATAGGTATCAGTCGGATAAGAAAATATTTGTATATCAGAACCTTCAAAATCAGGATTTATATTTGTTCTGTCTTTCAAAAATAAATTTATATTTTCCAACTCAGAACCACCTGTTAAGGTTATAGATTGTTTTACATCCAACCCTAAAAACTTAGTCCAAACATTTCTTTCAATGTGATATACATAACTTGTCCCTTGATTAAGTGTGTCATGCAGTATGTATTGGTTGTTTAAAGGCACAAAATAACCTATTAACGACGACTTTATCGGAACATCGATGATATTCTTGGTTATGAGACCAAGACCGTCTCTGTCCCATTTTACCACGCCTACTTCACTTAACCAGAATAATGCATCTCCAGCTCTGACCAATGACTTCTCAGCCAATAAACCATATTGCTTCTTTTCTTCAATCAGCGAACTCGATGAACCACTCCACCCACTCGCTGAACCTTGCAATACAAATCTGTTAATGCTGTTCCTTGTGAAAATAATGAATGTGTTCTGATACTCAAATTGTAGAAAAGAAGGGGCTGGCATTATCTTTATAATCGGTTCTCTGACCTTCTTGAAATATAAATCTGGAAATGCCTTACCATTTACATCTGTCCATTTGACCATGTTTCTGTTTGACTTGTACTTTATTTCTTTGGTCTCATCAAAATCAATATTGTTGTTATATGTATTATCAAGCCAGCCTTCACCAATCATATCCTCATACATTGGTTGGAAATTCCACAATTGTAATATTCCTTGTGTAGTATTAAGATATGTTCCTTTTTCAATGATAAGATTATCAATATAAGTATTCGCAGGTACTTCTGCTCTATCGTTTGAATATTCTGATTTGCCAATAATAATCCCATCCATTATCGGTTCTCTATAATCATAGGTACTTGCATGGTATTGACCTTCTGGTAAATCAGTTATCTCAGAGCCATCAATCCCTCCTGTAAATGAAAAATCTTGAGAATCTGTATCATAAAGCACAAGTGTAGTCTCCAATTCATGGAAATCCCAACTCCAAAATAGATTGTATGATTTAGTGCCACTTCCATTTTCATTATAAGTCGGCATATTTTCAAATGTCTTAGTTCGGTTTTGACTTCCAGTATAATTATAATAAAAGTTGGTTATAACCCATGTAAAATTGCCACCAATATTGTCTAATCCAAGAGTGACTCTTGGATTGCCATCAGCTTCCTGTACTAATACAAAAAAATAAGCATTTCCAGCAGCGTTACCATTACTTATGCCTTTTAATTCACTTATATCAAATGTGATAGTGGCAGAAATAAATCCTTTAGATAAGTCTAATGCACTTGCTGTTTGAGATGCTGAATCGGTATACAAAAAATCATATTTTATTTTACCAATGTTGTTATTTGTCGCATAGCTACTACTACCCATTTTAAAATCTGCAAACGACTCAAGTTGTGGTATAGATGATAGTCCACCCGTACTTGAATAGAAATCAGTCAATTCACCATTGATATTCGTATTCGCTTTATTTAATGCACCACTATCATTACTAAATTCTTGTGGAGACACTATAAATGATGTGTCACGGACTCGACTATTATTCCATACTTGTTGTCTGTGCCAACTCCAAACTCCAGTTCTATGAAACCTTCCATAATGAACACCGATATTGCCTTCCCAACTAAAATCATTTTCAATTATTTCATTATAAGTGTCTGGAACACCATCATAGTCGTCTATATTAGCTTCATTAGTCCAACATAGATAAACCACATGGGAAGACCCAGCGACCAACAATGGAATCTTTATGTATAAATCTACATACCGCTGAGGAGAATGTTGCCCATGTTTATAACTGACCATTATTGGTGTTGTAGCATCTTCGTCGTATAATCTTATATGTTTTGCCCTTGAATCATTTATATGACCTGTACCAAAATCAAAAAAATCATCTACATTAAAATGTTCAATTGCAGTACCCATAGGTTCACCGGTGTAATAATTGGTCTGAGGGGTAGTACTACTATCCCATAGACGTATTTTAACAACAGCATCTACATAGTGCTTATTATCTTTATTGCTAATAGTTATTGGATGATAATATTTAAACTCATGTGGAAAATTAATCTTTGTCTGGACATTACCCAACATTGTAATACCACCAAGTGATGCTGCTGTTCTTGCTATTGGCGCAACATCATTCTCGTAATTGACGGTATTACCTGCTGATACTTCAACAGTCAATGAATAACTATTACCAGTAGTTCCAGTTTTACTTGATTTATCTATTATCTCAAATTGTTCCGTAAGGTCTAATGTCTGTATCGTGTCCCCTTCGGAATAACGCATAACACGCATATAAACTTTAAAATATTTTAAATCTTCTAAATCATTTTCAGGAATATCTGGTACTGATAAACCAGTAATAGATACTTTATCAATCCACCTTTCATCTGCACCATTAGCATCAATCTTAAAAAATTGCATATCCAGTGTATCAGATATGGGTGATGGATTACTCTCATCACCAGATTTTGTGACGGCAGTATATGTGCATTGGAATAAACCAATCTGTGATAACCTTGCATCTGTGGATGTTTCTTCAAATAATGAATCGTCCCACTCAGTGATATGGGATACCCTTGCCTTATTCTTAGGAGCTGGCATCCCTAATTTCCCAGCCCTGAATAAACCATCTATATCTATGGTTACAAAATGGGCGTTATTAACATTGTCGGTAATAATAATCCTGTCGTCTGACACAACAAATTGAACATCAGAGTCAGCAGTATATGCAATGCCAGCATCGGTCAATAAGGTATTTAAATTTGTTTCTACACCACCTACAGCATATTGAGCGGCATTAGTCCATGTATCACCAACCTTATACAATGTATGCATCTCATATGTTTCATTCGTTATCTCACCACTTTCTAATGTATAACCAAACGCAAGTATAATATAATCAGAGTTTAATGTGTATCCGTCGGAATTAGTAAGGTCAATATCGGTTACAAAATAATACGGTTCTGAAATAACTTTGACAGTATTGAATAACTCAGAAAGTTTATCGTTTAAATTATCATCAAACGTCTCTTGCTCTGTCCTTCTTTTCAGTAAACCATCACCAGAAATCTCGTAATTCAGGCATTCCTGAAGTTGACTATTGTCTATCAGGTCAGAACGGGCTACGTCGTTAAGCCCACCCGTGAGGAGAGGTAATGCCCTTTTAGCCATTTACCTACTCCTGTTACCAGTTATGTTGAACTAATGTAGTGCTTACTGACCATTGCATCGAGGTTGTTATGGAAGCATCTGTAACTTGAGCTACAATCTTATCGGAACTTATAGCCATCTGGGCATTTATAGATGTATCTTCGCTGTCCAAAGATGTTAAACTTTGTTGGACAATCGCATATGTGCCACCATCATTTTCTGCAAGCCAATCAATTTTAAAGCCAATTGTCAAGGCTGCACCAGTAGATGAACCAACAATTAGTGTTGTACCCATAGCCACTCCGTCTGAAGGAAGTGTAATACCACCCTGCAAAGAATCTATATTTTGCCACGAACTTGATATTGCATGGCGGTCATAATCATGGAACATTGAAACTCTTGTGTCACCAACGGCAGATGCATATCCTGCGGCAAAACTTAATTCACGTTTTCGGTCTGCCTTTGAACGATACCCTAAAGCTATAGCACCTGTTTCTGATGCTGTGTTTGACTGCCCAATCGCTATAGTATCCTGCCCCGATGCTGTATTAGTATTTCCGATGGCTATACTATTAGTAGAAGAAGCTCTGTTTGTATCCCCAAGAGCAACACTATCATTTCCATCAGCCCTTGCATCTCTACCTACTGCAAATGAATAATCTCCATCAGCATTTGCACCATTACCAATTGACGTAGAATAAAGACCGGGAGCGTTGGTGTTCAACATCATTATCCCACCAGTACCATTGGCGGTTAAAGTAATATCACCATTAGTATCTGTCGAACTCAGTACATTACCATCAAGTGTTAAGTTATCTGCATTTAATTGTCCACAAGTAATCGCATTTGTACCAGCCGCAATTGCACCACCAAATGTCGCTGTTTTATCGTAGGTGAGTTTTAATACATCATCTGCCCCATCAATTGCAGCCAGAGAAGCACCTGCAGATGAGTCATTAAGCCTAAAATGCATCTGACCATGCATATCAGCAGAACTACCTTGGTGAGATACAGTAATAGCTGCTAACTCATGTACTGTTCCAGCCCCAAGTTCACCTTTAAATAATAATTCAGAGTCACGACCACCAGCCGTATTCTGTTCATCAGTATTGCTTAATGTTATTCTTGATATTGTACCAGCCGATACAGCTAATGCGGCATAACTTATTGAACCACTAACTGATAAATCACCAGTTACCGTTAAATTATCGCCTACCGTTACCTCAGATGTGCTATGACCAATTACAACTGGAGCTGCACTTACATTCGTGTTTATTCTTACACCGTGGTCTGTGTCTCCATCTATCGTAATCCCACCAACGTCAGATAATAATTGTATAGACCTTGCATCCGTTCCTTGGTCTGAATGTATTATAATTGTTTCACTTGTGCCACCGTTGGCATGAAGATGTATTGAACTTGAGGCATCTTCAGTAGACGTAAGATTAATAGATGAAGAAGTTGATATATCAATATCTTCTCCTGCACTACCAGATGATGTAATATCTATACCACCAGCACTTGCACTTAATACAATCGCATCAGCGGCATTTTCGGTTGATGTAATGTTTACAGAAGAACCTGTTGCAGTAATATCAATATCTTCACCTGATGCTGCTCCGCTTGCTGTTATATTTATTCCACCAGCCTGAGAGTTTATTTGGATTGCATTTTCTCCCGTTCCAGCACTATGTATAGTTAATACTTGTGTTCCTCCACCAGTAGCCGACATAGATATGTCTTTTCCTGAACCAGTAACTGTGAAATTTGAATCATCTGTACCGTCAATAGAAATCGCACCTCCATCTAAATTAAATGCACCAGAATTAATATCGACTTCACCAGATGTCGTAATATCGACTTCTGCGGCATTTCCTACGATATTGACACCACTATGACCATCTATTTCAACGGTTGATGCTTCTGAATCTATGTTTATTGAACCAGATGTTGTTTTCCAAGTTGAATTTGCTGCACCAGTGAGTTCCAATGCACCACTACTCATAATATCTAATTTAGTACCATTCCCTTCAATCTTTTCTCCATCATCACCAAAAGTAAGACCTACATTAGCAGGGATATTAATATCCGTAGTTGCAGTTAAATTAATGTCAACCGAAGCACCAAGGGTTAAATTAGAACTGTCACCAGATAAATATTCATTACCATCAACAAATTGCATCTTAACACCACTTGCCATCGTTACAACACCCGTGTGTGCAGTTGTTCCAGTAACAGTCAAGTTATCCGCTACTGTAGTTTCTGAAGTTGAATGACCAAGTGTAATAGGCATCCCACTGACACCAGTACCAATTTGAACACCATTTGAAGTATTGGTATTGTCAATAGTACAAGATGTGGTAGCGTTAACATCAACAGTCGCAGTGGCTAAATCAATCTCTCCATCAGCAACAAGATTTAAAATCGTATCCCCAGAACTATATATATATATAGCATCATCACGGAATCGTAACTGATTTGATGATTCAACCCTTAACGCAGTTGTAGATATTTTTAATGACGAAGCGTTGCTACCTCCAGCTCCATCATCTGTAAATACAGATTTTAACGATGCCGTTAACCCAGCATGGTCTGCTGCTCCCCCTACACCCAATAATTGCTGGTAGATTGCCGATGGCGTGTTACCCTTTAGAAAATCAGTCATATTGAACCCCTACTAATATTTGTATGTCATGTCTCTTGACATATATGTTGCTTCTAAGTTTGCATATTGCCTCTTTAATGAACTTAATTCCATATCGAAAATCTCTTTATTTACTCCAAATATATCTGGGTCTTTATATTTCGGTCTTGCCGTCAATGAGTATAAAACCCCTGATATTAATAATTGCCTATAACTTTCTGGCAAATCTATTATAGCATCCTTTCCTACTACATTTTCAATAAAAGAATACGATTTTTTTACTCGTAATCTAATGATTTCTGATGATGTAGATAAGTCTTTTGGAAAGAAAATAAATCGACCGATTTGCGCCCAATATTTTTCTGTTGAATTATTACTATCTTTAACTTTAGCGTATGTAACCTGTTCCCATTCTTCATTATCAAGATATACTTCTTCCACTTCTATAACTGTGTCATCAAGGCGTAATCTATTATCAGTAGAAAAATAGTCCCAACCATGATTAAATCTGCCATAATCTTCTATTTCATCAGTTGTTTCTGATTGAATCACAGTTGTTGCCATTAAATCGATTGAAGTTGAAAAAGTCGATGGAGAAACTGTAATTAACTGTCTCCACAAACCGATTTCATCGTTAACTCTTCTGATTACTTTGTTTACTTCTGCCTTAACAATTGAGATATTCGGCTGTTCAGGCAGTTCTAAAGCAATATCCTGATATACATCATAAAATAATAATGGAACTATTTGAGTCGCTTTACCTTCTTCAATATTCGCAAGATGAACTGGGTCGTTTACGGCTGGAGTCTTTTGTAGTGTCGGTAGTTCTGGAAATAAACCCATTAACTATAAGCCCCTTCTTGAGCTGGTTGACCAGCATATGCCGGTAAATTGGATATGTTAACTACTGTTTCAGATATTATTCTGTAAATAAAATTCCTTGAATAATTCAAATCAGTAATTAAATCTTTACTATCCCAATCATCTGGATTTGGGTTTTCAATGAATTGAAATACAACACTAATCCCTACCTCATCATCCGCTATTTGACCAGAAACAAAATAGATATTATTTCCACGCCTGAAATAGAATACTTCTTCAGATGTTGGTCTAAATGCCACTTCAAGAGCCATACGCTTATACTCTTCTTTCGGTATTTCTTTCAGCGTTAAGGCAGATGTGAAATTTTCGTCTGGTTTTTGAAATACATCTAAAAACCTTATTACACTACCCGATGCAGCAAGTGACGGCAACGATACTGTATATTGAGAATTTTGCAAATCTAATGTGTGGTCTATCTCTTGTATTAAATCTGGTATCTCAACCATATTGTAACCTTCTTCCTTAGCAAGAACCGAACACATACTATCTACAAAGCACTGGCTTATAAGACCACGAAATCTTTTAAGGTCTGGGTCTCCAAGCCTTTTACCAATTTCTCTTTGTATGTCTCTGTAAATCATTTATTCTCCGCTTTGCTGTTCCCTTATTCTGCCGACACCATAGTCTATGGTTTTATATAGAAAATTTAATGAAAAATCCCTTTCCAGTTGAGGGGAACCAGTCCCGTCACCATAAGAATATGGGTCATAGGAATACGAATCAGGCTCTGCAATATAAGTTATAACAAGTTTTTGAGTCTCCATTCTATCTTGTGGGTAAAAATATATATAATCTCCTCGCTGATAATAAAATATTTCGTCATCAAATGGTGAATAATCTTCGTCATTCAAACGATTTAATTCTGATAACGATATTTCAATATAGCGATACTCTGTTTCTGAATCAGTCAAGTCGTTAACAATGGTTATAATTTTAGCTGGATTATCTTCAATTAAATCTCTACCACTGCCCTTAACTTTTATTCTCCATTCAGGGGAACCAGAGAATTTGTCTGCAACATCAATTACATCGGATTTTAATATACCTCTTATATCATCACGGGAAACACCTTCACTAATTGCTAAAGAAGATATGCCTTCATACACCAGTTCTTTCGCCCTCTCGAGATATATGTCACCATCTGCATCGTTTACTCTTTTTAGTATCTCCTGCACGACATCGTAGTATGTTATTGTCTTGTCAGCCATCTAATTCTATGATTTTTTCTATTAATAATTCTTTTTTAATAAAAGTCTCTTTATAAGGGAGTCCCTTAGATTTTGCGAGCTTCTTTAAATCATTATATTTGATTTTACTGTAATCATCTTTTTTATCATAAAAATGCACCGATTCATATTTGTTAACAAGAACTTCTGCTGCATTTCTTTCAACCATCAAAGGTATGTTGTATTTAAAAATGAAACTCTGACGATTCCATATCCATTCTGAATCAAACTTCTGTATCTCACCCTTAGTAAGAAACTTAGATGTTGGTGCATTTGGTACGGTTTCTCTGTCCAATATCCCTATTTTCATTTGTCTTTCCTCTTCTCTATCATTGATAAAAAATGCTTTACTGTCCCGGCTCCAGATTTTGTATTATATACGTTTTTCCAATAATGTGCGATTTCATTGATGTCTGTTGGTATCGGGTTCGGGTCTCTTCTGTATTTTAATCGACAAAAAACTATACCTGCCGACATATCATGCCAAAGTAATTCTTGCAATTCGTCTTGACTCATATCAAGAATTGATTGTGGTTTCCTCTGCATTGCGCTGCAACATTTTTTTAATGACCTTTCACGAAAAGAAAGATAATTATCTACACAATCTTTTGCCGTGAAACTCTCTACTTGCCAAAAACTTCTCGCTATTCCAGAACCAATTTGTGATATATACTTATAACCAGACTCAACAAGACCAGTCAAAAAGACTAATTCAACAGCATCATCTGAATGCATTCCCATCTTCCAAAGAACATCATCTATTAATTTATATATCTGTCTTTGATTCATAAAATTTATTTACCTTTTAAAAGTCTGGACAAAACAACAGCAACAAGGTCTGTCCCCTTATCAACTAATTCTTCAAAAACTTTCTGTTCTTGTTCTTCATTTAAAACTGGCAAATTAACTTTGTCGTTAATGGCGGTTGCCCATTCTTTTTCAAATTCTTCTGATTGAATTTTTTCAATAATAAAAGATTCAATGCCAGCTTGTAATTGAGGCACAGATGCTTCTACTTGTTTTGTTAATTCTTGAAGAACTATTCCTTTAATATCCATTTAAGACTCCTTCATTTTCTTGGATTTTAAAACCAGATAATAAATATTGATTGCAAACATTACACACATTAATACTCCTGATATAATATCTGTCCAGTAAACTAATCCCAAACTTGTACTGATACCACTAACTTTTAAACTATCCATTATCGTGTCCCATTGATTCGGCTGACAGCACCCTTAACTTCCATTAAAACATCACTCATGTCATTAACTTCCTTAACCAAATCTTCATGTCTTCTGTCTCTTACTTCGTCAGACCTGTTCCAACGGTCTAAAAATTTAAGTAGAATAGACTCAATGTTTTCAATGTTTTTAGATTGACCTTCATTTTCTATTTGCAATGAATTTAATGATTGCGCCTGTGTCTCAGTCACTTTACTTTGTTTTATAAATGTGATAGCAAATAAAATTATTACAACTCCTACCGCACCATATTCTGCGTATAATTCTATAAATTCCATAATTCATTTTCTCATATGCTTTGTGTTACTTGCTTCAATATTTATGACGATTCTTGATAACAGCTCAGATTTATTTTCACTGCTGCTATAAGAAATACCACGTTTATCGTAAAAATCTTTAATTTTTGCTTTAGTCAATGACATAGTTGGATACTCTGCTTGAGTCGTGGCAACACCATTAACAAGATTATGTTTACCTACTATCAATCTACCATGACCATCACCGTGCTTCTTAGAACATTCATCAACATAAAACTCTTCAATTACTTTAAAGCTGTTGCTTCTCTTTTTTATGTCGCCATCTACATCAACAAAATATTTATAAGACGAAGGGTACGTCAGAGTCTCTGTAGACTCATCTGCGTATGTTTTTGTGCGAGTAGCACCGGGAGTAGTATTTCTATGAATCCTAACTCGATGACCCTGACTACACCTTCTTACAATCATAACATCACCCACCATGCACAAGCAGTAGCAATGAATATATCAAGGAATGAATCTTCAGCCCATGCTCTCACAGAGCCATAAGGCTTCCAATTTTCCACATAATATTCAATGATTTCCCATAGGATTGCCATAGCAAACACTAATCCAATATTCTGTAAGCCTGCAAATCCAAACCAGTAGAATACCTTTGTTAAGAATAGTCCACCTAAGAGATGCCAGAAACTCCAGACATTTAACTTAGAATTAACCCATGAGAAGTACTTGCTTATTTTCATGCTTCTGCTTCAACCTCTTCTGCTTCTTCTTCAGGTTCAAGAGATGAACGTAGCATATTAATGAACGCTTCTTTACCAACGGATAACTGGTCAGCCATAAACTGATTAGTATTCTGTTTGTTCTGCAAATCATTAATGTGATTTACCATCATCTTCTGCTCGTCAGTCATGTCCTCAATAACATACTCTTTGTCATCTAAGTTCAAAACTGGCTTATCTTTTTTTGTTTTAGCCATTATTGACTCCTTGTTTGTTAGTTAATTATTCTGCTTGTTTAGCCGCCCATGCCGCTTTCACTTCATCTGTCCATAGTGCAGATGCCATACCTTTCACTTCATCAGATTCACCGCTTACATCTGCATCTGGCATAAATGAAGTCCGATGATATGAGAATGATATTTCTGCACCATCTTCTACAATCGCAGTTCTTGTTCGTTGTTGAATTGTTTTAAACTCACCACGAACTTCGTAGTCGTATGTTACTTTTTTTTCTAAAGCCATTTTTTACTCCTTGTTGTTATTTGTTCCACTTAATTATCCAATTAAGAATTAAACCCAGTATGTCATTGTAAATCCACCATAAGTACCTGAACCCACAGCATCAACTTCTACACCAGCATAAGTAGTAGCTGACTGTGTGGCTAAAAATACCGAAGCAGTACCCGTTTCTACTCTGGTAAAATGTGCTATTGCTGAAAAACTCGTATTCCCATAAATACTAAATACAGAGCCAACAGCATATTTTGGGTCTCCAGCAGTAAACGGCAATCCTGTAATATTTGTAGACGCATTTTCAAAAGAACCAGCGGTTGTGATATCTCTAAAAGACCATTGAACAGTAACTTGATTTCCAATTTTAGTATATGTTGCATTTTCATTACCACCTGAACGAGTAATAGTAGTTGAACCACTTACTAATACTGGTGTCCAAGTACCTTCTTCATAATCGTCAAGAATATTTGCCCCACCACTTGCAGATTGAGTTGGTGGGAAACTCACACCATTAGCTGATACTACACTACAATGAACAGTAGCACCTTTATCATAACCCATATAAATATCATCTACGTCTGCATTACCAAGCACTACTGAATTATCATAATCAGCTACTACACCATAGCCTATTGCCGTTCTATTTGTTGCAGCAACATCATCTACGTCTGTATCACAACCTACTAATGTATTATTATTTCCATTGTCAATTACTGTACCAGATTGATAGCCGATGAGAACATTATTATCCTCATCTCCATCCATATTTAGACCAGCTTGATAACCGAGTAAGGTATTGTGTTCTCCAGTTGTCACCTCTTGACCTACCTGATACCCCACAGCAGTATTCCCAGCACCAGATGTGAGGGCGGCAAGGGCAGATTTTCCGATGGCGACCGTGCCGTCAGCCGCATCTGTCATTACAGAACCTCCAGCAGAGTATCCTATAATTACTGTATTATCTACATCAACAGTCGCATCACCAGCATCAGCCCCAATAACAACATTCTGGTCACCAGTTTTAATACTTTCTAAAGCATCCTTGCCTATGGCAACATTTAAATTACAAGAACTACCGCCAGTAGTTCCTACCATTGCATTAAAACCTAATGCAGTATTGTGAGTACCATCATCTAAATTCTTACCAGAATAAGAACCTACATAAGTGCATCCAGCAACACCAAAACCAGTATCGTTAATATCTTCGCCAGCTTGATAGCCTATAAGAGTACAATCATTTGAGGTAACTAATTCAAGTCCAGCATTATACCCCACTGCGACGTTTCTTGCACCCGTTGTGAGGGCTGTGAGGGAATTTGAGCCGATTGCAACAGTGCCTGTTTGAGCGTTTGCGGCTGTAGAATTCATAGCTAAATAGCCAATAGCAACACATTCTGCCATAGCCGCCGCTCCACCAATACCAGCACTTGTACCAATAATTACATTGTTATCTGCTGTTGAACTATCTATCTCACTACCTGCGGCGTAACCAATAGCAACATTACCACCTTCTCCTGCATCACAAGAATTTAAAGCGTAAGCACCAACCGCAACATTATCACCTGAATTTGTTAATTCATCAAGAGCTAAATAACCAATAGCTACATTATTACTACCAGTTGTGACAGCATACAAGGAACGATAACCCACTGATACATTATTTGAGTGAGCGTTATCTGTAACGCCTTTTGCAGACTCATATCCAATCGCTGTATTATAATCTCCAGTATGATTTCCAGTTAAAGCACCATAACCTAAAGCAGTAGTACCAATACCACTTGTGAGTTTTTCACCAGCATCACGACCTACAATAGTTGTGCCATTGGCATCATCATGGTTAATCGCTGTTCCAGCATTCATCCCTATTAAAACACAATTGGATTGTGATGTCATAGCGTCGCCAGCCGCCCTACCGATTGCGACGTTCTGAGAGCCAGACGTTATTGCCCAAAGAGCCTCACTTCCGACAGCAGTATTTGAATCTCCATCTGTGATACTATATAGTGCGGCATGTCCGAATGCGGCATTACGCTCTGCACCAGCAACAGCACCACCTTTAAAACATTGATGACCAAATAATGTATTATAATCTGAACCATTGTTACTTGAATTATTCCAACAATCAAAACCAAATATTGTGTTTTCGGTATTAGAACTATCATTATTCGATAGGCTGATTCGGGAATTGTTGTCTATAACAAATTGTTTAGATGATGAAGAACCAGCATAAAATTCAAACTTGTCACCACTATGTTGATATTTAATATACCCAATAGCCGTGCCTTCATCTTTAAAACCTATTATCGCTGTTCTATTAGATGCTCCAGTATCAAATATGAGTTGTGGGTCACCACCACTTGCTGAATCAATTAATACAGTTGGGTCAGCAACCGAACCTCCTCCAACATCAAGTAATGCCGCTGGAGCCGTAGTTCCAATTCCGACATTGCCATTATGGTCAATTCTGAGTCTCTCTGAGACAGCTGAACCTACCATTGATTCGGGACTTGTACTAAAAACAAGAGCAGTTCCTTCTGCTGTATTATTTGCCCACGTTTGTGTTGCTTCTCCATGAATTTTTGCACCTAATCCCCAAGTGGAGCCATCTTCTGTACCCATAAAGACAATAGTACCCAATTTATTACCATCTACTATAGTACTATCATAAATACCAAGTCCAAGAGTTCCACCCTCAGTCGTGCTTTCCGCAGCAACGACCAATGTATTGTTAGGACTCGCAGTTCCAATTCCCACTTTGCCATCTGAACCTTGTACGAATAAAGCGTTAGCTTCACCACTCGCTTCTACTCTGAAATCAGAATCAATACCAGCTTCATTTATTACTACTGCACAAGCAGTTCCATTGGCAACGTCTTCACCCCCAATCGAAAATAATTCTTTGTCAGCCGCAGTTCCAGCAGTTCCACCAGCGTGGACATAAAATTGTATTTTACCACCCTCATCACCATTAGTAATATCTGTTGATGATGCTCGGATTAAACCATATCTTGTTTCATTGTTCCCACTATCATAACCATACCAGCCAATATCACCAAGTTCGTCATCATCTGCTTCTGAAGCTGAAATTTTTGAAAATTTAAGCATCCCTCCATGATTACCAGCATGAGTTGTCTTTATTTGAAGAATTGGCTCATTGTCATCGGTTGACTCTAAATGAAGCAATGTAGCGGGAGCCGCAGTTCCAATTCCGACATTGCCACCTTTTTTAACAGTTAAACCAACACCGCCATCACCATCGTCACCAATGACACTTAACCATGCTCTTGAATTAGATGACTCTAAAGTAAAACCAAGAATCCCAGCCTCATCAGATTCTGTTGATTTTCCAAAAGTTAAATACGTATAATTGCCATCACCTTGGCTTGGATTAAAAAATCTTGCCATAGTTCCATTAAGATTACCAGCCAAAGTCTGTACTACGTGCAATGCATTTCCTGTACCATCTTGCTGAATATAAAGTGCAGTTTGGTCATCAGAAGCACTATCATTAACAAACTTTACAAGAGGACTATTGGTTGCAGAAGCCGCTAAATCTCTACTAACATAAAGACCAATACCTGTAGCTTGGTCAGCAGTTTGAGTAATAGATACATTGCCTTCTAATACTTCTGAATATGCAAATCCACCTTCACCACTTACAGTTAAATCACCTGAGATGGTCAGGTCGCCAGTTATTGTTCCACCACCAGTTAAATGTGCCGCACTTACGAATTTCATAATTTACTCCTTAGAACATTGCCATTAAAGCAAAGGCAGTCTCAGCAGAATCAAACTGCCACTTTTTGATTGCCAATGGAAGAATTGCACCTTTTAAAAAAATATTTTTTGCCTGAGCGTTTGTCATTGTTGATGTAACATCGTCACCGAATGTTAACGTAAGGTCTCCACTACCACCGATTTCTGCAGCAACAACCACACCTCTTGGGACACCATTAGCCCCTGTTGCAAATGTACCAGAAGGTGTTGCATCTGCCGATGTAACGTATTCTACCTTAAACGCTGGAGAAAGGTTTTCTTGGACGGAATATCTATGTAGTTTGGGGGATTTGTTCATATCAGCCATTTATTCACTCCTTTGAAGTCGGGCTTAAAGGTCGGGCGAGACCGTGAATACCCTGTTAAATGATTAGGGGGGCTAAAAAGCCCCCCTTAACATACTCAACACAAAATGTTTGAGTCAATCCTTATATGGGGCTATTACCTCCCCAGTTTTAGATTTTAGTTTTTACAATGGTAAAATGTCGATTACTATCATCCCTGCGAATACAGCAGTAGCAACATGAACTTTTAAGTCATCGTCGCCAGCAGTGAACTCCCAGTTCGCATCATCTATTTCGGTTGCTCTGATAACATCAGTATCACCAGCCATAGTTAATGTTGCACCACCAAGTACAGATGAACTACCATTATCAATATCTAATACTGCAGCAGTTCCTGCCGTTGATATAGCATATACATCTACTACTCTAAATGAAATGGGTGTAGTGATGGTCATGGCAGGGTCATTGACCGCAACATCAGCAACATCAAATATAATTTGATTGCCTTGAATTACAGCCGTTCCCGTGCCTGCACCAGCCTGAGTCAATGTCAGTTCTGTTGCACCACCTTGAGTTCTCCACCAATTGCTCGACTTTTGCTTTTTAAATGCCATTACTTATCTCCTGTTACTCATCGGTCGTTGAAAAAATCAACGAACTTTGATTAACACAAGACAACTCAGCGGCAACATGAGCAGCGGATTGGTTCTTATAGAACGCATCGCCACTTGCTTCACCACCATCATCTTCAGCAAAAAAGTCTGCACGGTTATAGCCGTTGATTACCGCACCACCGAGTTCGATGGTGTTGGCATGGTCATCCACTTCAGAAGTGAAGTGAAGGTCATTAGCAACAGCTTTGCCCATTGCATTCTTACCGAACACAACTGCATTGTATACCCGTACACCACCAGCATCAGAGTGAAGTGTAACTTCAGAAGCGTCGAATCGTGCGGATGTAGTGGCTCCAAAAAAGTAGCCAGCTTCGTCCCATTCACGGACTCCAACGATATCTTCATAAATAGCAAAACCAGAATAATACCCAGCCATTCCATGAAGTTCTGGCATTTTAGCACCACCAGAACCCATAAAACCGTAGCGTTGGGCATTTTTATAGTCGCTATCTGCCTGTAATCCAGCAAGTTGTGCAGGATGAACTACCATACACCAAAACCTGTGACCATCAGCAGTTTCCATTTGCGGAATTTTTAATGCCATACATTTAGTACGCAAATCCCTTAAAATTGCAGCGGTTAAACCAGTATCACAAGTAGGTGCAGTAGCGGCAGTCGTGCCAACAGCAGCATCAAGCTGTGCATTGGTTTTGAGTGTCTTTGCTGTACCAACAGTAGTTAAAACAGCACCGTCGTTAATGTACCAGTTCGGGTGATATCTGTAAGGGAGACCAAGCCCATCGGATGCCGTACCGGTGGAAAGGTTAGGCGATACACCTTCATAGAAGGATTGAAATACAGCCTGATTTTCCCACTTGGTGAACCATCGTGCAAGTTGTGGTCTCGCTTCGTCCATCAGTTTAAAGACTTTCTGGCGTTGTTCGCTCATAGAACCAGACTTTTTCATAACCGCTTTACGAGACTGATTACAGTACGCACGCAGCCACTTCATAGCTTGGTCTTCACCAGTGCCTTTCAGAACTGTATCACCATATACGGGTGAACCAGATAATTCAGAAAGGAAAGGAATGAGCATATTATCCCGACCCTGAGCGACATAGTCGTTCAGAACTTCAATGGGATTCCCAGAAGGAGTGTAAACGGGGTTGCCGTTATCGTCCTGTGAGATGTCCACATTACCGGAGAACTTAGCCCAGAAAGTATTGAACCAACTTTCTTTGCGGAGCAGAGAGTTTAGAATTTCAACATTTGCAATCCAAGTTTGTGAGGATTCCATTTGTTAATCTCCTGTGTTTTTAGTTAACTGTTAAGCTGTCCATAGAGCTTCTGAAGTTCATCCACTGAAAGATTATCGAGAGTGCTGCGGAGTTCTTTCTGGCTCAGGTCAGCGACCCTTACCAGTTTAGCGTTCTTGCCTGTACCACGAACATCGACCTTTTCAACTTGCTTGGCTGAAGCATTTTGAATGTCTTGTCTGGCTTTACGCTCTCCTGACATCTGGTAGTTTTTTGCTACCTTGTCTACCCCAAATTCATCAATCATGGCTTTGTGGTAGGCTCTCTCGGTTAACAGCCCATTTTCAGTGTATTCCTTCGCTCGCTCATTGACAGCATTGAACTCATCATCAGATACCTCAATTCCATCGTCGTTAAAGCGTTGCTTCATTGTAGAAACAAACGCTTCATTATCACGACCATTCAGCCGTGATTCGAGATGTTCCTGCGTCCGTTTGTTAATCAGGTCGTTTTCCATCTCCCGAATAAGGCTGCGCTGTTCAGAAACAGCATCAGCATCATAAGGGTCGATTTCATCCAATTTAGCCTTTTCCGTAGAAAGGGCTTCCTGAACATCGTTCGCAGAGAGTCGTTCCAAAAGCTCGGTTTCAGACAAATCCTCGTCTTCTGCCGTTAGCTTGCGAAGTTCGCCAATTTCGTTGGACTGTTCCCCAATCATTTTTTGGGCATCAACAACCATATTGACAAGGTCATCCTTCGACTTGTCGTGGAACGGTGATGGTTCATTTCCATCGGTGGTGTACTCATCTGACTCTGCAGTTTCCTGACTCGATTCTCCACTTTCATGGTCTGCGTCGGCTACCGCTTCATCCGATTCGCTGTTTATATACAGCTCACCGTCTTTTTCAATAAGATTTACAGTAGGCTCTTTAGCTTCCTGTTCTTCTGTCTTCGGTTCAAATTTATTTTCAAGTTGCTGAAGCTCTTGTGTAAGAGCAGTATCTGTCTGCACTTCGCTATTTTGGTTTTCTGCCATTTTGTTTTCCTTTGTTGATTATATTACTTCTCTTTGCTCTGAATACATTTCGCAATGCATCTTTCTTTGTATACGGTATTCTACCCTCGTATTCATTTTCAACAACTTTTTCAGGTCGAATAATAGGTATATCTATAATATCATTAAAAGGCATTATTTCTTTTTCTTCCGTTTACCCCAAGAAAGGGGGTTAATATTAAATTCTTTTTCGTAGAAGGAGACTTTCTCTGCCAGCTCTTCTCTCTCAATCCTCTCGTCCACGATGTGTTTATCAAGTAAATCCCCAATCTGCTCATTTGCAGCAAGCATTTTATCTTCAAGTTCCCCCAACCTGCTTTCCACACGCCAATAACCATACACAAGCATACCGACCAAAACACATAACTGCCCCAGCCATTTGAGGTTAAGGCTAATAACAGCATTATCGTCAATAATAGTGCTATTATAACTTCGTGCTGTTTTAACTTTTTCACCCACTTCACTTATGATTTTTTTCTAAGTAATTTTACTTTTTTATATTTTTTGTATTTAGGGGATTTTTCTTCTCTTGTCTTTTTTACTTTAACCTTATACATACCATGCGGCATACTTTCTCTTGCGGTCTGTTTTTTCTTTTTCTTTTTCTTGGCGTACTTTTCGTATCTACCAGCCATTATTCAGCTCCCTGTTTTGCCCTGTCCTGCCCAATCTTCTGGGCTTCCAGCCTTAGTTTCTCTTCATCGGTCACCATGCCACGCTCGGTTTTCATGTTGTCCAATGTCTGTTTTGTTGAATCCAGCTCTGACTGACGCTGTGCAGCTTCTGACTGCATTTGCATAGTCTGGTCAATATATTCCACAAATTTCTCTGAGCCTGAGATGGGTGCATTCTCCACAAGCGTCCTGATATCCACGAGCTGCGGGTTGATGGAGCCTATCAAATTAGCGAGGGCTACCATACGGTTGAAGTTCTCTTCCTTCTGGGTGATATTGCTTTCACCTTCATCAAGCTCTACATAGAGTGATGGGTTCCTCACATCGTTAAAGACCTGTGCGCCAACGCTTAAATTCATAATCGTTTCAGCAAATACATCGTTTTCCTTGACCCGTATAACCCTGTCCATCTCGGAGTATACATGGCTGAAATTGTCTACAAAATCCTTGGCAAGCACCTTTCTCAGTCGGCTTAAATTTTTAAAGTAGGGATTAATGGCTGCAGCAGCACGCTGTACTTTCTGTTCGAAAAGAACCCCAGACTCTCCACTGCGTGCAGTCTCACCTTTCATAGCTTCAGAAATAAGCGAAACACGCTGTGCGAATGCAACGCTGTTCTCAGCATTTAGCATGATATCTGGCGGCAGCGAAGAAGGAGAAAGTCTCTGGGGTAAAATGGAAGGGTTATTCAGTTCATAAACCATGTTAGGCTGATTGCCTTTCTCCTTGAGAGCTTTTATTGTTTCTTTCTCACGCTTATCAATAAATACACCGCCTGAGAGTATCTGGGTCACATAGTCCCTGACCTGAGATTTAGCCTTATTGACATCGTCCTGAATGTCAAGCAGGTGGTCAACAAGCGACGTTTGTTCGTTTATCTGGACATTGTAGTTGTAACTCCAGACCGGGAAGCAGTCAAAATTTGATGTGGGCTGTTCCATATCGTCGTCCTTGACGATAAGGTTCTTGAAATAGGGTATAATTGTTGTCACATGAATCTGGTCTTTATTGAACTCATTGACCATCATCAGGCTGGGATTCTCTTTTCTCAGCTTACGGTACTCGTTTCTCGGCAGAATCATGTAATCATTACCATCGAATACATTCACCATCTTGGTCGTGACCCGTTCCTGCATCTCAAGCACCCGATAGCGGTCATTTATCTTGTCATAGTTCTCCAGATTGGATGAGTAGGTCTTATCGGTCATGCGACGGATTGTTTCAGAGAGTGTCTGATACCACGCCTTTGACCGTTCCACTTTCACATCGTAGGGGTCAATGCTGTATTTTTCTGATATGACATCCAGCGGCTCCCAGCCTTCCTTGACCAGCCAACGGCAGTGTTTCAAGTCATAGTCGTTTGCCCGTGTCTCCGGG